GTAAAGAGAACGAAGGGACACCTAGCGGGACCAAAGGTAACGGCGGGGATGGATCTCCGGGCGACAAGACTCTTACGATAACTCAAGTGGATCTGGACAGGCGGATTCAGAGTGAAACGGATCGGCGTGTACAACAGGCACTTGACGGTCACAAGGACACCGAGGCTGACAAGGATCAGAAAATAGCCGATCTTGAAACACAGCTATCCGATACTGGTAAGTCTCAACAAGAGTTGGTTGTAGCGCAAAAGGAAAGGATTAGGGAGCTTACCACTGAACTGAAAGACACTAAGAAAACTGTCGCTGGGTTCGGGAGTACGTTTGACGGATTCTTTGCTGCACAAATCAAGAACCTTGGGGAAACCGCACAGGGTAAGTTCGATGCAGTTTGCCCGGAACAACTGGACGCACAAGGTAAGATTTCGTTGCTTGGCAAGCTGGTGGCTCAAGGGTTCTTCGCGAAACAACTCATCAAACCAGAGGGCGAGGGGAACGACGATGGTGGTGACGGTGACGACGACAACGAGGAAGGAGATGTTGGGAATGATGAAGGGCAGCCGGCAGAGGGAGAAGAGGGTGTGACTAAGATTCCGCGAAGATCCAACGAGGGAGCTGGTGGCGGTATTGCTGGCAAAGAGGGTCTTGACCGGGCTGCTGCGCGAAGATCAACGGAAACCCCCGAAGAGGGGGCACAAGACCCTTGGGCCATCAAGGATCAGTAAAGACAGTAAAGGAGAATAACTATGGGAACAATTTACGGAGAAGAGACAAGCCTGTTGAATCAAACAGATCTTGACTTTCTTGATTCATCGCAGGCGCGGCGGAGAAGCCGCGGGGTAACCATCGATGCTGCTCAAGTAACAGCAGACGACGATGGTTACAAAGTAATGAAGAGTGGTACCGTCATCGGTCAAGAGGACTCCGGCAAATATGCCGAAGCTGTGGCTGGTGTGAAGGCCACGAAGCAGATTGGAGCCGCAGAGGGGGACACCCTTCTCGATCTAACTGCTTTGCTCGGTGGCGTTGCTGGGAATGCAACCAGTTTCATTATGACTGACCACTCCCATGACTCGCGCGCCTCGACCGATGTACAGTACGACTCGTATCTGAAAACAGTTACGTTCCATCTGAAGAACGATGGCGACGCTATCACGGCCATCATTAAGGACCTCATTGCAGCGATAGCCGCCGGTGCTCTAAGCGCAGCGGTGGACTTTGGCACGGCTAATGCGGCGATCTTGCTTACGGCAAAGACTGCGGGGTTTGCAGGAAACGACCTGTCTGTTATTCTTAAAGATCCAGCAGGCGCTAGTGCGTCCCTCTCCGTTGAGTACGACGATGGTGTTATTACCGTTTGGTTGGCTACGGATGGTGGAAGCGCTATCACGTCTACGGCAAATCTGGTCATCGCAGCGATCAATGCTGATGTAACAGTCAGCGAATTGGTCTTCGCGGAGACAGGTAGCGGTTCTGATGGGACTGACGTATGCGCGGCGGTTGGGGACACCCCCCTGCTCGCTGGTGCCGACGATGCAACTGTTCTTGGTGCGGCGAATGGTACTGGTTCTGATGGAACCGGTCTAGTCCCCGAAACAGGTACGACGTTGCTTGCTGGCGGAACTGCTCAGAATGTCACAGCTACGTACGTGACGGCAGAGGCAGTGGAAGTAACGAATGGAGATGCGGTTTGTGGAGTATTCGATCAGGCCCGACTACGTCAAGGGGCTTTGGTCACGACACTAGATACAGCAATGGAAGCCGAATTGGTCGCTGCTGGCTTCCAGCTCGTATAAGGGGGTGACCACACATGGAAAAGATACTGAATATTAGAGACCTAGCTGTTTCAAACATGGTGGCTTTCGTCCGCTCGCGTTTCGCGGACATCAACCGGCGAAACAACTACCTCGGCCCGACACTTCTACCTGCTAAAACTCAAAGCGGGTTGAACTGGAAGTACGTCAAGGGTGCGGCTTCTACGCCGATCATGGCATCTATCACGGCCATGGGAGCAGAGTCTCCAATCGCATCACGCAGAAAGACACTGACGTACATCGAGGGTGAGATTCCTGACATCAAGAGAAAGATCGCCATTGATGGTAGTGTACTGTACGATCTGAAGACCCGGACACTGAAAGACGCCGAGTTACAAAGAGCGATCGACAGTGTGTACGACGACACCGAAACCATGCTTGCCGGTGTTGCTGCTCGAATCGAGTGGCTGCGTTGGAAGGCGTTGTCTGTTGGCACCTTCGACTACACGGAAGACGACGTTAAGATTAGCGTTGATTTCCAGATCCCCGACTCGAACTTCATCAACGTCAAGACGGCTGGGGAGGGGTATGGTGGTCATTACTGGACAGATACGGCGAATTCCAATTTCCTACTGGATTTGATGACACTTTGCGACTACATCGAGGATCAGAAAGGCGTACGCCCTGCGCGCGCGGTTGTTCCCCGTGCAGTGCTGTCTTCCATGTTGATGAACACGAAACTTGGCACGGATGAGGTGTTTGGTTCAACGTTCCCCTCCAAGCTCATGATTCGTGCGGACTTCAACAAACTGATGGCTCGTTACGATCTCCCGAACTTCACAACGTATGATGTGAAGGTCAACGAGGAAGATCCGGATACGAAGCAACTCACCGAGTCTAGGTTACTTCCGTCAGATACGTGCATCTTACTTCCTCCGGCCAATGTGAGCATGGGGAATACGTTGTTTGCCCCTACATTGTCTGCTATTATGGGAGACAAGAAGATCACCAAGAAGGAAGCTCCTGGGGTGTACGCGAAGGTTTGGATTGAGGGAGAAGATACGCCCGTACTTTGGACTAAAGCCGAAGCATGTGCGTTCCCAACTCTTCCTTCCGCCGAACTCTTGGGGATCATGAAAGTAACTGCGTAAAGGACGGGATACATGAGTGCTCCGACTGTAGAAGATGTACGCAAACGAGGTGGATTCCCTTTCCGGGGACTTGACAACGATGTTGTGCAGGATGCTATTGCCTCTGCGACCTTGATGGTAGATGATAAGATAACTGCGTACATAGAAAAGGTTGGAGCACTCACAATCTCTGATTCTGAAAAGGAGCGATTGATCTTGTGGATGGCGTGCCAGAATTGTGTACCTTCGGCGCGTACGATAATGAATGAAACCGGCTTAGGAAACAGCGTTGCTTATGTTAAGGATGCGTCGAGGTTCCGTGTAGCGTTTCACAAAGAGTGGATACGATTAACCGGGCCGAGCGGAGGGTATTACGCTATCAATCAAGGGTTTTTGTAGTGATTATCATAGGGAAGTTCACACGACAGGAACGTGTCGAACCTTCTTGTGATCCTGGCCCGCTAGGTCAACCGGCAACCTGGGAGAATTGCGAAACTGCTTGGGCGGAGGTGTATCCATTCGGTTCTGTGGCAAAAGCACGTTATCAGGGGATCGATTCAACGTGGTCACACATGCTGAAATTCCACGGGGTCGTTGACTATACAATTACAGATAGGTTTATTTGGGTGAACAACGGGAACAAGGTTATGATACCGAAAGAGCCGCCTTCGGACCCGGACGAATCACAGCGATTCACGATTGCGATAGTAGCAGCAACTAAGGAAGTGGATGATGGCTAAAGCTAGAACCTTTGTTAGTTTTATGCCAGATGTCTTTAAGAAAATCGACAAGAGTGGCGCACGTGTAATGCAAGAAGCCTGTAACATCGGTCAAGCACAGATTGTTAGCCGTTCGTTTACAGGTTTCAGAACTGGTCATGTGTATCTTGTACCGGGTAGAAAGACTCACTACACGGCGTCGGCTCCTGGTGAATATCCAGCATCTCCGACGGGAAATCTACGCAAACACATTGAAACATTGGTTGAACTGAAAACAAGAACAATCGACGGGATTATAGGAACGACGGTTGATTATGGTTTGATCTTGGAGGATGCCCTTAGACCGTGGTTGGCGCGATCTCTACATGAGGCTTCGCCTTCCATACAAAAGAAACTAGGGGAGAGGTGGTTCTAGTGGAAACTACGCTGGCGGTGCTGGGATGGCTTCAAACCTTACTGTCCACATGTGTGGACTTGCAGGCTGTGACCGGTCTAACTCAGTGCGAACTTGCGGGAAACATCCATCACTTAATGGCTGGGAAGAACTCAACATTTCCGTATCTAGTCCATGTGATCCGCGACTCAGAATGGCCTATCGGGTCTAAGGATTACAGCCTCGATATTTGGACATCCAGCCCGAAAGGTTCTGCTACAACGGAAGCACAAGCGTTGGAGATCAAGACAATACTAAAGAAGTTGTTCATCAATAGCAGAGTAACCACAGATGGCGGTGAAGTAGTGGACGGTCGAGTGTTGTGGGTTTACGGGAATTTCGTTACAACTGATAGCGAATTCGTTTCTCACTATGAGACTGTCTGGAATTTACGGTACTTCGCCAAACAGGAAGTAGAAGACGTAACTTAAGAGGGGTGAGTAAGTATGACGATTCAGTCTGGACTTTCAGGAGATACGGCGGAGCGGTACTTAATTGGACCGGGTGCGCTGTATGTTGACTATGGAGAGGTCGGTGAGCGGTTGCTGGGTGCCACGTCAGGGGGTTCTACGTTCACCCCTGGAATAACTCTCAAGCACGCGGACGTTGATGGAGCCTTGGGGCCTGTCGTGGGATTGGAGCGTATGATAAAGTGCGCCCCGGTGATGACTATCAATCTGTTCGAGATGACGAAAGAGAATATCCTCTTGATGATTCCTGGCGGGAACGAGAGCAGCACGCCGAACGAAGAAACGATCACCAAGGAGAGCGTTGGGGTCGGGGACGGCCTTGAAGATGAGTTCACGCTTGACAACACGCTTGTCGTAGCGAGTTCGTACACGGTCTACATCGATGACGTTGTGCAGGTTGAAACTACGGCATACACGATTGTCATCGCTACTGGCGTCATTACGTTTGTAGCTGCTCCCGGCGATGGCGCGATGGTCACGGTCAGCTACACGTACGATACCGAGGATGCTGCGACTCACGACACAATAGTTGGCGGATCGATTGCTTTGGCCGATTACTGCACCAATATCGCTTTGATCGGAGAAGTGGCAGGTCATACGTACGCCGGAATCTTCATCGTGAAGAATGGTTTGTCAGACGGTTCGTATAGCGTGAACTTGGTGAATGTTGATTCTGAAGCACCGAGCGCACTTGTCATCAACGGTCATTTCGATCCGGATACTGTAGATCGAGATCACATGCCGTGGGAAATCCGTTGGCCGAGGAGCTAGGAATGAAACCAGTTGAACAGATACTGTATAAGCCGCCGGTGCTAGACATCGGCGGCGTTGACAGGAAGATGCACCGTCCGAACATCTTCGAGGTGTTGGATTTTGCCGGGATCGTGTCGAAGGTAGCTAATGTGTTTACACCTGATCAGTGGATGGAAGCGGGCGAAAAGATTTCCCCGAAGAAAGGCGGGTTAGACTTAGAGTTTGCTGGCAAGTTTCTCTTCCAGTTGATTCCTGTCGCGGGTGCTGAGTTGATTGTCTTCTTAGGCAAGATGGTCGGTATGAGTTCCGAGGACGTTCACGATGGCGAGAAGTTCCCACTAGGAAGTGAACTAAAGATTGCGAACGCGATCCTGGAATGCCCGGATGTGCTTAGTTTTTTTACAGAAGGGAGAAAGTTGCTCAAGAATCCGGGGATCAAAGCAATTTCGGAATCGATGAGTTCGCACGAGAAATCTTCAGTCTCCAAAGGCAAACAGGATGGACCTACGAAACAGTAGTGACTATGCCGTACGGTGTGTTAGCAGACTCGATGGACTTTGCTTTGTGGCGAGATGCGCGCGAAGACGTACAGCGTGGTCTCCTGGCTCTTGTCAGCGCGAAGAGGATGAAGTATGGCGAATACTCAGACCGAATGAGAGAATTCGATCATCCTGTTTCCAAGAAGACACGGACAGAAATTGACGAGATGGTGCAGAAGACGATAGCCGCAGACAAGAAGAGGAGAAAATAAGTGAAAGCATGGGAGGTATTCGGACGTATCTCAGTCAACAAGTCCGAGGCCGTTTCTGACTTGAAGTCCGTTGAGAAGCAGGCAAAACTCAGCGGCGGCAAGATGGAGAAAACCCTCGACAAAGTAGGCAAGGCCATGAAGAAGGCTATTGTAGTTGGGGCTACTGTCGCTGCTGCTGCCGTTACTGCTTTCGCTGTCAGTTCGATAAAGAAGTTTGCCGACTTTGAGAACAAAATGAACGAGGTCTTCACTCTTCTCCCAGGCATCACGGAAGAGGCAATGGGGGCCATGTCAGAAGATGTCAAGGCTCTGTCTGAGGAGATGGGTCTTCTTCCAGACGAAATAGTACCCGCTCTGTACCAGGCCATATCTGCTGGTATTCCGCAAGAAAACGTCTTCGACTTTATGAAGATTGCATCTCAGGCGGCAATCGGCGGAGTTACTACACTCGAAGTAGCAGTGGATGGATTGACCTCCGTAGTCAACGCATATGGAAGCTCAGTGATCACAGCCCAAGAAGCAGCGGACATCATGTTCACTGCTGTGCGTTTAGGGAAGACTGACTTCAATCAGCTTTCCGCAAGCCTGTTCAATGTGAACCCGATCGCGTCGGCATTGGGGGTGAGCTTTGAAGATGTAGCTGCGGCAATGGCAGAGATTACAGCACAAGGTGTACCAACTAGTGTAGCTTCTACGCAATTAGCTCGGCTATTTCTGGAACTTTCACAGAAAAGCCAGAAAGTTGCGCAGCTCTTTGAGCAGATAGCCGGGAAGAGTTTTCAAGAGTTTATTGCTGAAGGACACAATGTTGGAGAG